CTGGGCTGGTAGATTCCGTCACACATGACTCTTTGTCGACGTGAGAGTTGCTCTTGCTAGCGAAACAACGTCGTAGGCCCACTCCTGTTGTCCCGGCCTGGCGGGACGGGTTGTTCCCCCTTTGGGGACCTGTTGGCGGTGCTGCCACCGCTCTGAGAACCTTGGGTTGTCGCCCAAGTGAAACTGTTGACTGTCGTGATCCTCCCGCGTCCCAGCGCATTAGGGGTTCAGGGTTCGACCATGGGGATTTGCTCTTCACACCTTTGGTAAAGAAAAGAGATGGGCGCTCACCAGAGCGTATCTGGGAGGTCCTCGGGCCGCGCGACAAGACGCGTTAAAATGTTCAGAGAGGTGGGCGGGGCCCGTGTCTCGTTAAAAGTACAAAACCTTCGTGCGATTAGGGCCCATGAGCGGGGCCGGCTTCTGCTTTCGCTTTCCCTTCACGTGTGCAGGGGTGTGCTCGTGCCCCTGGCGTGTCTGTGGCTGTGGTGGTCAGTCTCCACCGCGCAGAGATCCCTAGATGCCTGCGTTGAAACAAAGCCTGGGCGCCCACCCGTCGCGATAGACGGGCTCTCTAGATCAAAATGTCGAATTCACTTGTTCCGTATTGGTCTGCGCGTGCTCTCTGGTGGCGTCACGGTGTCGAAACCTGGCCCTTTGAGGCTTTCCTCGGGGGTGAGGATTGGTACTATGGATTTTCTTTCTCGGTCCCTGGTCCCTATCCTGCCGATACCTTGGCAATGTCTTTGGCTATCTTCTTCAGTCTTCCTTGGCCTGTGAGGTTTGTTGTGTTGTTCGTTTTCTTGAACAACCTGATTTACCTTGTTGCGACCGCAGTTTTTGTCGCGTCTTTCGCGTGGCTGCTGTTGTCTTGGGCCGTTGGTTGGCTTGTGGGTTGGTTGTCTTGGATGTTGTTCGGGTTGTTCGATCAGGTGGTGGCTGTGGTGCTTGCCTCCGGTTCGGCCTCTTTGAAGTTTGGGAAACGCTTCTTTTGGGCCTTACACTCAGTTTCCCCCCTTGTTTGGACTTGGAGGGTCCTTAAATTCTTCCTCTCGTTGGCGCTGGTCCTTGCCAACGAGCTGTTCTGGTTGCCGTGGGATTTGTTCCTGGCATTTCTTGGACCTTGGTTTTTGGGCGGTTTGTCTTCCGACGCTGGCTCTGTGGTCGTGCCTTTTAGGGGCGGCTGGGCCCGGCTTGATTCTCTCAGGCGTCGCACCTGGCCTTTGTTCAGGTGGTGGGTTTTGTTGCCTGCCTTCGCGGCGTGCCTCTTCTCTGAGGTGCCTGTTGTTTCTCTCCGCCTTGTGCGGGCTGGGGTCTGGTCGCTTCTCCCGGATGAGTTCGTTGTTTCCGTGGAACTCGTCTGGGGCTTTGTTGACCTGTGGCCGGTGACCAGGTGGGTGGTGAGCTTTTTGCTCGGCGCCTCCCTGGTGGTGGTGGACGACCCGTCCTTTGGAGAGGACCACTTCCGCGACCTCGTCGGGGTGGTTTCAGATGAAGTGGTCTTTGGTGAGGTGGTTTCTTGGAACCAGCTCCCGAAGACCCGTCCCCAGTCCTTGAGGGAGTGGGAGGCGTTCTGCCGTGGAAAGCGGATCGCCGATGCAGAGGGCGTCGCATTGGTTGCGGCGTGTGGTGTGGGCGGTGCCACACCACGACTCCGTGCCAGGGGCCGTTTGGCCTGTCGCCTTCAGGCGACTCTCGGTGGCGGTCGGGGCTGTGTTGGTATGTTCCTTCGTGGGCGGTGGGCTCCAGACCTCCCCGCGTCGGAACGTTCCCCAGCTTTGAACGCCATCCTGACAGTGCACAGGGGTTTAAAAGTGCTTGGAGTAGGCACGTTTCCAACTTTGAGTGGTTCAGACGGTGACTTTGTTCTGGTAGAAAGTCAAGAGGGTGATAGGCGTATCATCCTGCCAAGTCTGTCTGGTCTGCTCTCCAAATACTCCCAATTGCGCCGGCGTGATGCGAAGCTCCTTGAGATGGTTCGCAGTCGCGCGATCAGGTGGTTCAAGGACGTTGAGGCTCCCTCCTGGGTGCCTTCGCTTTGCCTTGCCTCTTCGGTGGCGGACGCCTTTGATGTGTCCGATCTGGAGAGGGTTGCTTCCACCCGTTTGGCTGGCACTTTTGGGGAGGGTATACTCCTTGGGGAGCTCTAGGGTGGCCCAGTCAGTGTTCGGGGTGTGTGTCCGGAGGTTGTTATGCCTCACCACACCGGGTCCGTGGACCTCCGACGCGCTGATTTTGGGTCCTGTGAGTTGTCCAAAAGGTCCATGTTCTGTCATGTGCCTGTCCCGCTGGAGGAGTGTTGGGTTCCGCATGTACACAGGAATTGCGGCCACAACGAGGTCTCTGCTTTGGCCCAGAGGGTCTTGGCTCCCTTGCCCCCGGAGGTGTTCTTGGACACCTCCGCTGGGTTTTCCCGTTTTGGGAAGCTTTTGTCTGGGTTGGCTAGGTGTTATGACGGGGGTGTCTGGTCTTTGGAACGGACGGCTCTGTCTTACACTGGTGCTCTCAGACGTCGGTATCTTGATGCCGAGGCTTCTCTTCGGGATTACCCTCTGGATTGGGAGCGTGATCCCCGGTTGTCTTGTTTTCTCAAGGCGGAGAAGCTGAACGTCTCTAGGAAGACGCCCAAACCCCGGATCATATTTCCGCGTGATCCGCGTTACAATTTGGTTTTGGCGTCACGTTTGAAGCCGTTTGAGCACTGGTTGTGGGCGCATTTGACTGCAGATCGCGTGCGTCGTTTGGGTTTCAGGTGTCCCGGTTCTGGTCGGTTGGTTGCCAAGGGGTTGAATGGCTGCCAGCGGGCTAGTTTGATTGAGGCCAAGTTGCGAGAGGGGTTTTCATGCGTGGAGGTCGACGGAGCGGCCTTTGAAGCGCACGTTGGTCCCTCTTCTCTCAAGACGGAACACAGGGTGTATATGGCCGCGTTTCCTGGTGACAGGACACTCGCGCGGTTGCTTTCATGCCAGTTGCGGCTCTTTGGTCGGTTGCCTTGTGGGGCTCGTTTCTCTCGCGAAGGGGGACGTGCTTCTGGTGACTTCAATACTGGCATGGGCAACTCGTTGGTCATGCTCTGCTTGGTTTTCGACGTGATGAGTGATTTCCAAGACTGGGGTTGCCTTGTGGATGGCGACAATGCGTTGTTGTTTGTGCGGACGTGTGAGTTGTCTCGGTTGATGACTGTGGTTGGCCCTCGTGCTCTTGCCTCTTGTGGGCAGGAGCTTGTCGTCGAGCGTCCCACCTCTGTGCTGGAGGAAGTGGTTTTTGGACAGAGCGTCCCTATTTGGTTCCCGGAGGGGAGGCGCCTCGTGCGTTCTCCTTTTAAGGTTCTCTCGAACATGTTCGCGAGTCATGTTTGGCTGAGAGAGCCTGTGTTCCGTCGTGAGTACCTGATAGGGGTGGCGAGGTGTGAGGCTTCCCTTGCTTCGGGGTTGCCGCTTGTCCAGGCCGCTTGTCGAAGGCTTTTGGAGGTGTTGGGTGATGTGCCGGTTCGCGAGCACATCGCCTTCAGGGACTGGGTTTTCCTCGGTGCTGATCCCAACGCACCGTTCGTTTATGTGGAGCCTGACCCCGCGACCCGTGCCTCTTTCGAGGTGGCATTTGGGCTCAGCCCCGAAGCTCAGATCCTTGCCGAGGAGCGTCTATCTCGTATGGACATTCCTGGGTTCGGCTCTTTGTATGATGCTTTGGAGCCTTTTGAGCCTGGTGCCGGGCCAGCGTGGGCGGGGTGGCTGGGCTGATCTCCTTGCTGGGTGGTGGAGGGGTGTGTGGTTCTGAAAGCGGCTTTGCGGGTCTAACCCTTGGTATGGGCGTGCGCACCTCTGTTGCAAGTGTGCCTTGCGCCGGTCAACCTTCCTCGTTTCGTGCGCCGTCGAGTTGACTTTGCTTCCCTGGGTCCCCCTGCCCGTGCTCGTGATCTACTGGTGCCTACCTCATGGCGCGTATTAGACCAGTGGCTTTGAGCTTGTGCGGAGCTTGTGAGTATGTTAGCGAACTTCGGCAGCCCGACGCGGGTGGACACTGCATTTCCTTTGGTTATAGCGGGCCCGATGCGGCAGGACCCCTGAAAAGGTCTGATGAGGTGAGTGGCGGCGGCCCTCACTCCGGTGATGCTACCCCCCTTGGAGGGACTTGTTTATTCTTTTGGTCTCCGGTCTCGGTTGTGCCCTCGCAGGGGCCTTGTACCTGTGGCGCCACGGCGCTTCCCCGGTCGAAGGAGCTTTGCTCCATTGGGCTGCACCGGGGTTGTCAAGTTTTCCTTCG